CATGGCCACGCAAACATACGTCGCAGGCACAGGGGGCGGTAGCAGCACCACCATCACGATTGACGTATCGGGGGAAACGTTTTCCTCTGGCGATCAGATCGTTGTGTTCGCGGGTTCCGACAGTTCGAACAGCACGGATTCGTCGGTTTCTGACGATGGTTCCAATAGCTACACCAACCTGCAATCCAGCAGCAGCGCGGACCCGGGCCTGAACCTTTGGGTGGCCACGCTGGATGGCACGGAGACGACTGTAACGGTCACGACCACCACGAGCGGCCCCAACTGGTCGGGCGCGGCGGTCATTCTGCGCGGTTACAACAGCATCGTTGGGGGCGATGTTACGACCACGTTGGGCGGTGGGGGTGGGATGCCAGACCCGCCCGCAGGCACGGCAGAGGCCAGCGATGATGTTCTGGTCATCGGCGCGCTTGAAGATGATGTAACGGACCCCATCACGGCCCCGGCGGGCTACACGATGCTTGGGTTTGGCAACCTTGGGTCCAGCGGTTCCGGTTGCGACATCATGGCGGCGATCCGCGCCACGGTTTCGGCGGGTTCGGAAAACCCGAGCGCCTTTGGTGGTGGCGGTGACGACGGGTGGGCGGCAGCAACCCTCATCCTGACGCCCACGGGCGGCGGTCCTGAGCCTGATCCTTCCGCGATGAAGGTCCAACACATCAGCGATGGTGTGACAAACAGCGGAGGAACGAATACCAGCTTTACGGAGGTCGCAAGCCTAAGTTACGCGGTAGAACTGGCCAACAACAACCGCATGACGCACGCGGGGGCCATCACGGGCAACAGCGAGGGCGACGATCTGGCGGGTGGTCGCGTTCTGACCGCTGTTGATACGCTGACTTACTACCGGGAAAGCGCGTCCGACACGACCGCCGCGAATTTCCGAACTTCGATCTGGGAATATACAGGGGCCATCGGTGGTCCGAATGAGTTTGTCGTTCTTGGCCGGGTAGCGGTCGCGCTGAACGGATCGACGCGCACCTACGCCAGCACCAGCGGGTTCACGGCTCCGACCGACCGCAACGCCGTGGTGCCGCTCATCACTGGCATCATGAACGATGACAGCAGCGATGGTGCAGACAGCGGCACGGCGATTGCGTGGATCGACAGCAGCGACCGGCTGAACGTCGAGAAGGGAACGATCAGCAACAACGTCACAGTATATGTGACACTTGTCGAGTTCAGCGGCTCTAACTGGACGGTCCTTCACGGCGACAGCGGGGATTTCAGCGCCGACACCGGCACGTTCGATCTTTACGCGGCTTCGGATTTCACCGGGTCCGTCACAGCGGTCACAGACCAAGCGGACTCGCTCATCATCAGCGGGTTCCGGGGTGACACCGCCGCAACGGGCACCAACCAAGCAATTGCCGACCACTGGCCGCTTGTCACGTTCACGGACAACGATACTCTTGACTGGGAATTTGACGGTAACCACGATAGCAACGGCACCAACCGGATCGTTGCCCACGTCATTGAAAACAGCGAATGGGCCGTAACGCGCTACACCGCTGCCAACAGTGGCCCCCTTGAGACCACGTTCGACATCACGTCTTCGGGCCTGACAGACCTGACCCAATCGCTGGTGGTCGGGCACGCCTATTCCAGCGGCACGGGCACTGCTTACTCACGCGGCTGGCGGAACTTTTACTTCAACAGCCTGACCGAGGTCGGCGCGTCCGCTTCCCGAACCGGCAACAATATGGACTACGCCGTTCAAGTTGTTGACATGACCGCGATGAGTGCGGGGTCATCGGGCGGCACCCTCTTAGCCAATGCTATTACTACAAATAACCCAACGGTGGGTAGTAGCACACTTGGCCAGATCTTCTCTATTGCTGGCAACAATATCACTACTGGCCAACCTGCTGTCGGTTTTACAGACCTAGGCCAAGGTTTCCCACTAAGTGGCAATAATGTCTCGACAGGGCAACCCACTCTAGGAAGCCCAGAGGTCGTTCAGGAGCAGGCTCTAAGCCTCACGGGTATCTCTACAGCCCAACCTACCGTAGGGGCTTCTGAGGTCGCTCAGGATCACTCTCTGAGCCTCTTGGGTATCGCCACTGGTCAGCCTACCATAGGTGAGAGTGACTTAGGGCAGACTTTTGCCGTTGCCCTTGTTGGTATCACCACTGGTGCCCCTAGTGTCTCTGCAATTACTCTGGCTGAAGGGGGTCAGTTTAACCTTGAGCCTATTACTACTGGCATTCCTGCTGTTGGTACATCGGCTCTGGTCCAAGAGCATGACCTAGCCCTTACAGGCATTACTTCGGGTCAGCCCAACGTTGACCAGTCTTCTTTGGGTCAAGGCTACGTATTCTCCCCAGAGGCCATTGCTGCGGGTCAACCAACTGTTGATGATGCAGACTTCGTTCAAAACCATGACTTTGCCCTGACGGGTATCACCACTGGTCAACCTACTGTTGAAGATTCTACACTCTTCTCCGGCACTGTCTTCTTCCCTGTTGATATTGTTACTGAGGCACCTGTTGTTCCCTCAATCAACATGGCAGAGGACGAGACCTTTGTTGGAGACAGCATTGTTGCTGGTGTTCCCACATTGGGAACCTCTGGTATTACTCAAGAGCACGACCTGCAAGGTCAGAGTATTACAACAAACCGGCCAGTAGTAAGTGTTGCTCAAGCTACCCAAGTTCACATCTTTGTAGCTGACAACATTAACAGTGAACCTTCTGTAGTTGGTGATAGCTCAGCAACGATAAACTCTAATCTTAGCTCAGAAGCTATAGTCACTGATGCCCCTACTGTCGGTGATATCCAGCTACTACAGACCTCTATCCTGTCTGGCCAAAGTATTACCACTGGTCAACCCACTGTAGAAGACTGCACTGCTGAAGTTCTCTTCATATTAGTTGGGGAATCCATCCTCACGGGTATTCCAGTAGTCACCCCCATCATAATAGATGGACCTACAAGACGGGCCGTGTTGATCACAGGTAATACTGCTAATAGTGTTACTCTAGTCGAAGCCTATAACCAAGTAAGTCTCGCAGAATGTGATAACTTCGTAGTCGTAGGTGAAAATGATAACAGGGCTGAATTGAGTAACGACCGTAATTACGCCTCGTTACAACAAAACTTCAATAGGGTTGCATAATGGCATTTAGCATTAAACAAAATGATACCTCACCTTCATTGCAGGCACTTTTGAAAGATGCTGACCGTAATCCTATTGACTTAGCTGGCGCTTCTGTAAGATTCCACATGAAGGCTGTGGGAGGGGGTATTAAAGTAGATGCTCCTATGACAGTTGTGGATGAGGCTGGCGGGGTTATTCAATACGATTGGGCTGCTGGTGATACCGATACTGTAGGCACTTACTATGTGGAGTTTGAAGTTACTTATTCAAACAGTTCGGTAGAGACTTTCCCCAACACAGGTTCTGCCGTGGTTAGTGTGATCAGAGAGTTGAACTAATGACTTGGGGCGTCTGCCCCTGACGCTGGACAACAACAACAAGAAACGCCTGACCCGGAGCGGTGAATATGCGTCATGAACCTTGGCACCTTTCTAAAAGTGTCCCACTGTCGATTATCTTTGCGGTCATTGCTCAGACCGTCACTCTTGTGTGGTTCATTGCAGGTCTTAATGCAAGTATCGACAGTAATGCCAGAGATCTTGTTCGACATGAAACTCGTATTGAGGCTCTGGAGATCAGCGTTCAGAACCAAGCTATCGCTGTAGCCCGTATGGATGAGAATATTCAAGCAATCCGACAGATGTTAGAGCAAATAGCTAGGGACAGGTGAGATGGGCACATGGGACAGAAAGAACTACGAAGTCCCAGATGGTCGTCTAGTTCAAGCTGAGCGTGAAATCTACCAATTCTTCGGGGATGAGGTGTCAATTGATGTTAAGGCCAAGTCTCTTATTAAGTTTGGTAAATCTGCTGCACTGACAACAGGATCTCTTCAGACTGTCTGGACTGTTGGTGGTAACGAGACTTACGTTAATGCTAATACTATCGACAGTATCTCCTCAAGCTCTGTTGCTGACCAAGAAGAAATTTATATCGAAGGTCACACAGTCAGTGGCACAGGTTTTGACCAACAGTTCACGTTTGTGTCGTTTGTTGTAAACCTAAACGGTCGGACAAGGGTAGCCCTACCCATTCCCCTCGCTAGGGTGTCTATGGCTTACAACAACAATGGAAGCCCTCTTGCTGGTCGCGTAGTAGTCTACGAAAATACAGCACTGACTAATGGCATTCCTACCGATGTAACAAAAATTCACATTGACATCCCCCTCGGCTTTCAAGAGTCGTTTAAGGCAGCTACAACCTTCAGTAACACTGACTACTATATTCTCACTGGAGGGTTTGGTGCAGTTAGCGGAAAACAAAATGGCGCTGCTGATTTCTACTTGGAGATCAGAGAACCCGGCAAAGTATTTCGTCAGGTAGCCGCTGTTGCAGGGTCTAATTCTGGACCTTGGTCGATTGATCTAGACCCAGCCGTAGTAATCCCAAAGAATTGCGACATTAGGGTTAGAGTAGATTCAAGTTCAAACAACCTCGTCGTATTCACCAGCTTTCAGGGCTACTTGGCTAAGGTAATCTAATATGCCGTATTCGTCTCCTAGCAAAGTCCCCTCGAATGTGCCTGAGCCTAAGAAGCGGCAGTTCATGGAAGTCTTCAACTCCGTATATAGCGACACAAAAGATGAAGGACGGGCAATGGCCGCTGCTTATAGTGCTATCAAGAATGCTGACGCCACCGCTACGCTTAAGGCTCAATATGCCAACGACATCTTCACGACTGAGATGGAAGCCCGTGCCCGTAGTATGGACCTTGGTCTAAATGGCGACATTCACGTTACAGATTACAACGAACAAGCAGTCTACATGCCGGGAGCCTCTGAGGACGACTACATTGCCTACTACGAGCGTTTGGCTGGCATTCCCCCAGAAGAGGAAGAAGAGCCTTCAGACATCCGCCTAGAGGCCCTACGGGTTGTCATCCAAGAGATCCTAAAGGAAGACCTCCAGAAGGCTGAGTATCAGGGCCAAAAGGTCACTCTCAACAAGCCACGTCGTATTCAGGGTGGCAGTAAGAAGTTTGAAGTCTTCGTAAAAGATGGCGACAAAGTAAAGCGCGTAACTTTCGGCGATCCTAATATGGAAATCCGTAGGGATGATCCTAAAGCCCGCGCTAATTTCCGTTCCCGGCATTCTTGTGACACAGCGACAGATAAGACCTCTGCACGTTACTGGTCGTGTCGCATGTGGGAAGCAGATACATCGGTGGGTGAAATGACTAAAGCTAATCTAGAAGGTAAGATCCTTAAGACTGACGACGAACAGCGCATGGTTTATGGCTGGGCTTCTGTCGTTACGGAAAAGGGCGAACCTGTCATTGACCGTCAGGGTGACGTAATTGAACCCGATACGCTCGTCAAGGCAGTAAACAATTTTATGGAACATGTCCGTATTGGTAAGGCAATGCACACTGGCGATCAAGTCGGTGTTGTCGTTCATTCGATGCCTATTACCAAAGAAATCGGAGATGCTCTGGGTATTCACTCTGATCGTGAAGGTTGGATCGTAGCTTACAAGGTTTACGACGACAACGTATGGAACATGGTTAAGAGTGGTGAGTTGGCCGCATTTAGTATTGGCGGTCGGGCAGTGAAGGAGGATTACTGATGCCTAACCTTCTTAAACAGCTTGAACTAGAGGAACTGTCTCTGGTGGATCGGCCCGCCAATGCACAAGCGATGGTCTCTCTTTTTAAGCGCGACACTTCAGGAGAAGAAATGACTGAAGATACCACTAAGATGTCTGATGACATGAAAGATAAACTCAAGCCCTATCTCGACAAGGGTATGTCTGAAGAGGAAGCCATGAAGGCTTATCAGATGGATATGAAGAAGTCCGAAGCAGAGGAAGCTGAAGCTCCCGCTGTAGAGAAGGCCGCAGAGGAAGAAGAAATCCCTGAAGTGGACCTGCTTAAGAAAGAGAATGAGCGTCTGCGTAAGGCACTTATTGACAATGGTTTTGTCATCAAAGCTGAAGCTGTCGAAAAGAAAGCTGAAGTCGAGATGATGGAAATCGAAGGGGAAATGGTCGCTAAGTCGGACATCCCTGCCCCGGTCCTAAAGGCACTGGAAGCGGCAGCTATCGAGAAGGCTGACGTGGAATTGACCAAGCGGGCCACTGAAACCCTCCCCCACTTTGATGTCAAGGCTGCTAAAGCCCTGCTTAAGTTCGACCTTGATGACGAAGTTATGGCTATTCTAATGGCTGCCGACAGGCTCTTTGAAGGGACCATGACTGAATTTGGTGAATCGGATGTTGATGGTGATTTCGCCCCTGCCTCTGATAAAATCGACGCTCTCGTT